TCTGCCGTTCACACGAGCTTCCATCGAGTAACGATCAACACGCTCATTCAACGCATCTTGCATATCATCTTGATTGAAAACATTTTTATAATTCTTTTCAATTTCTTCAAGATGTTTCTGATAATCGGCAAAACCGGAAACAGCTTCTTCTTTGTGAGAGTTCATGTATGCTGTTTGCGCACTAGCAAAATCCTCTTGCATACGTGAAGTCGCTTCATTGACTAGAGCACGTTTCTTTTTTTCTGCCACAAACTGTGCATACATTCCAATAACACCAACTATAGCTGGTGCGTTCTTCATTGTATCGCTGGGATTAACGCTAAAAGCAACTGATGGATCTGGTCTAAAGGACTTCATGCGCATATCCGTTGCAACACTCTTTGAACCGCCACCAATGCCTAAAGGAACTGTAGGTAATAACAAATCTGCCATTGTAACCCCCTTTTACTTACCCATTTTGCCAGCCATAAAAGATGAACTCAAAGATGAAATAAATCCGACCAATCCACTTGTTACAGGTGAGATTGAATTAGCCATGATTTCAGATGCCTTTGCATCACCTTCAGCGATATATGCCTGTGCCATATAGTTAGCACTTTCCAATATGCCTGTTGTTTCTGCATTGATAGCCTGTAGCTTCATGTTGGATGCTGTCACAATCGCATTTTCCTGTATGGAGCTTTGATTGATTTTTGCTGATAACTTTTCTGTTTGGATAATTTCTTTCTTTGATCCACCATCCATACGTACACCGGAGGATGCATTGACCGCATTCTGTTTGTGAATAGCCTGTGCATCAGCAACACCCTGTAACATCGCTTGATGTTCTGCCTGTCTGAATACCAGATACATATCATTGATGTGTGATGATGCCTGTCTTTTTGCTTGCTTCTTTGCAAAGTCAGCATTCATACGAGCAATTACAGCATCGTTACTGCTGATGCTAGACTGAAACCGTAATGATGCCTGTTGCCGTCTGGAATCTAAATAATTTGAATAGCCGTTAATTGCACCCTTTACCAGTGCTGTGTAAACGTTGTAGTTAGGAACTGCATCACCAGCCTTGCGCAAATCTGAAGTGCTTGCAACACTACTGTAATTGATTGCCATTTTCGCTCCCCTTATTTACCATCTTCATAGGAAATGTTTTTGATAAGTGATTGTATTTCCAACGGAAATGTATCATCAGAAACAACTTGAAGTTGTGCCTGTTCAGTCCATGAACCATCAACTGTAACCTTTACGATATAGCTTTCCGATTGTTGTGGCTTCATGTATATATCATCACGTTTGCAGACATACAGATTGCCGTTTGGATAGTTACCGACCTTAACCACACCTTCATGTGAAACTCTCAAATAGGCTTCTGTAATATTCTTAGTTCTGCCCTGTAGTTCTGCTTCTGTATCATAAAGTAATGGTAAAGTGATAAGAGTTGAAGTAAGAGGCAAACCGACTGCAACCTCATAGGCTGGTTCATCAAGAGTAATTGCACCGTTGGTAACTACCTTCTGAGATTGTTGCTTACCATCTGCAAAAACTGCAACGGTCTTTCCTTCAAGGTGATTAAGTCCTGTTACCCTTCTTGTTGCTGTTTCAAAACTACCAGCAAGATAGCTGTCTAAATAGTGATGGTCGGTCGTGTCCTGTTCTTCTTTCAGATTATCCAATCGCTCAATTCGTCTTACACCGTCTCTAAGAATTACCGCATAAAGATGATCTTCCTCATCTTCTGAGATAGTACATACAGATTCAAACTTGCCACCCACTGTATGATGTTGCGCCCATGCGATAAGGTTTTGGTCTGGAAAGAAAGTACAGGAATACAGAGCACCGTTAGAGGAAACACACCATACAATCTGAATAGGTGACTTTTGCAGACACATGGAAACAATATCATAGTTATCAAAAAGATGTGGTGCTCTAATGGATATATCCTGTGTAATATAACCCTGTTGTGAATAGTCATATCCTAAAGCTCTAACATGACCGCCACGAGAAGATGCATAGACCACGGTTGCATTAACGATAACCGGCTGTACATCGTTTGCACCAACATAGGACTGTGCTCTAACCGCAACTGATTTTGGTGTAAGTGCATCGGAGTTCTGAGTGTAAACACGAAGCTCACTTGTTGAGGTAAACATCAGCAAGGATTCAAGGGCTACTAGATGTTTGATTCTATCCGCATCTGCTGTAACAGCTTCAATCTCAATTCTATCATCATCCAATACAGGAATATGATATTGCATGATGTCTTGCTGTCCGGAATTAGTGAACCAGCATTTCAAAGGATGAGGTGTACTGCCAGCAAAAACTCGTCTTTGATCGTACTGTGTACAAGCACTAGGATAATCCGGTAAAGAGTTTCCTGTAGTATTCACCTTAAAGGTTGCTCCACTACCCACGGAATTATTCAACTCAACCACGGTAGAAGGTGAATAGTTAATACCTTTATTATTAACGATAACGCTTATGATTACACCATCTTCTGCCACAGCATCAATATCCGCATTCACACCAACGGCATCTGAAACCGTTAAAGGCATTTGACAAATCGTATCTTGAGGAAATATCTCTAAGTATTCTTCAAGGGTAATACCTTCATCAAACCGTGAAAAAATTTCATTGTTCTCTAGGAAACGAGGTTGTTCATCCGCTATCCAACCCTGTGATACACCACTTGTTTTATGTGCAAATCGAATCAGAAGATTACCTATACCCCTCTTATTTGAGGTTAAATTCATTCCTAACTGTTCTTTCAAATAGGCTACACGATAATACTTGTTATCAATCTGTTTGGTTACATAATCTACAGGAACGGAAATGGTTAACTCTGTACGGTTAAGAACACTGTCAATGAACAATAGCGATGGATTAGAGATAGACCATGCGTCAGCTTCAGCCTGTGTATCATAACCTTCTGAGATATAAGGTGGAATTGCATCAAGGGATAATCCACGAGGAATATAGGTGACTGCTCCCTCTTGTCCGTATGCATAACCACTACCCCCTGTTAATACAGAAACGGAAGTAATGGCATTTGATGAATCACTGAATAGCTGTTTATATCGTGGTGGTGTGATGGTGGTATCTGGATTTAAACCTTCATCTTCAAGGTATAAACTTTCTGTTTCACCGATATAACCAAAGATACCGGAAACTGCACGATACACACGATAACGAATAGCACCGCTTACAGCATTCCAGCTTACACGAATCTTTGCACCATGGATATAATAATTACCCTTACCACTAGCCTGTGCTGATGAAATACTTTCTCTTTCCTCACTATCAAAAGCCGTAACAACATAGGTAACATTGAGCTTATCTTTTGTGGCACTTTCAGCACTTGTCATTGAGTTGGCATAGACAGGTGTAACTGTAACTCCAGAAGGTGCGGAAATGGTTGGATTAAGAGAAGTCTTTACAAATCGCCAATCGGTATTGCTATATCTTCTTAACTCATAAGGCGGATAGAGATTTGAAGTGATGGTTACAATATCAGCATTTTGCGAGTAATCAAGATACTTTAAATTTTCTGCTGAATAAGGTGTAGTAACAGTCAGCACATTATCGTTATTATCTAACACGTATGCACCAAAGGTTATTACTCTCATGGTGTAATCACCAAACTCTAGGCAAAAGGTTTGTGTAGATGAATAACGGAATGGGATAAGTCTTACAGGCTTATAAGGATTAAGAGCGTTTCCCAAGAATGAAAAACCGCTTCGTTTTCTGATAGCTCCCTGTGGCAAGACAACAAAGTTATCAACCTTTGAAGCACCCATTTTATAGTGAGGCAAATCGGTTCTTGCCAAAAGAGAAGGTGCAATTTCACCGCCAGCGAATCCACGCTGTAAAATCCTTGTACCCATTAAGCACCCCTTACTTCAATCAATGAAGGTCTTTCAACCTGTCTTATCGAATTACCGCCTTGTTGTGCATCAATACCGCTGGCTTGATCGAGTGTGAAATTTCCTAAGTTAAGTAGTTGCTGTGATACCTGTAAACCACTTGTGCCATGTATCAATGCAACGGCTAATCGAGAAGCTAAAAGATACTCTAACCCCTCAATGAACACATCGGAAAACAGGTTAACATCGGTAATGTTTGCTTGATACTCAATAACAAAAGGAGCTTGCATATCTGTAACAAGTGCTGTTTGATTTGCTATCTGTCTGAAATTGAAACGATTATTATCAAGTCTTATTCTTTCAATATCAGAAGAATCGGAAAGCTCTGCTAGATAGAAAATCTTTAGACAATCTGTTGGCAAGCTGTATGTGTACTGCCATGGCAAAGAGACAACATCTAAGAGATTGTCATTTGTAATAACCTCATCCTTGCGAGCAAAATTGAAGTTGTATTTGCATAGAGCACGTTTAACAATTACAT